CTGTTGGCGCGCCGGCGTGCGGACGATGGCACTCCGGCTACGCGCTACGCGCTGTGGTCGGTGGCCCGTGGAGCCGGCAAGACGGGGCTGGTGGTGGCGCTGCTCGAGTGGCTGCTGTCCACCGGCGAGGATATGGAACTGTGCGCGGTGGCGACCAACCAAATGAAAGCGAACATCATCCACGGGCGTATCGCCAAGATGCACAACGGCGAGGACCGGTGGCGCTCGGTGGGTGGTGGTGCTTCGACTACCTCCGGTTTGATCCAACACAAGAAGGCTGTATTCAACGCGTTCCCATCGACTGATCAAAGTATGGACGGTCTGGTCCCGCGGCTTCTGATCGCGGACGAAGCTAGTCGCATGGACGCGGCAATTTTGCGCGGAATGTCATCGGTCACCAAGTCACCGACGGGGCAGATGCTGTTCATCACCACGCCCGATCGCGATCAGAAGTCGCGGGAACTCTGGCCCTACTGGCAAGCGTGCGAACTCGCGATTGACCAGGGGACGCCGCTGCCGGAAGGGTGGTGGGCGATGCTGTGGGGCATGGATACGGACGATGTGCCGGACTCTGACCTAGCGGTGCAGCACGCGAACCCGAGCGCCGGCGTACTTGGCGCTGGCATCCGCGTCATCCGTGACAAGATCGCTAACGCACTGGCGACCGCAGACCCGAAAGCACGCGAGGAAACGTGGCTGCAGGAACTCGCTACGTTCACGGATGACCTCGCCGGCGCGCTGCCGCTCGAGCTACTCGACCGTGTTTCGGTGGAGGAAGACTGGGATATGTTGCAGGGCGCAGCCGGTGTGGTGGCGGTGGACTTTAGCCAGGGCGGCTTCGCGTTCGGTTCACAGTGCGATCTCACTTCGCTGTGCCTCGCCGTGTGGGATGGGACGAAGGTGCACACGCGCGGATATCACTGGTGGGCCGGCGCTGATATCGCTTTCGATGAGAAGCGAACGCGCCAACCGCTGCAGAAATGGGTCGATGAACACGCTCTTTCGCTGGCTGGTGGGCCGACAATCGACCTCGATCTGGTCGAAGCAAGGCTTGTAGACATCTGTCGGACGTACGACGTGCGCGCTTTTGTCGCCGATCCGGTCGGTAAAGCGAGCGCGTGGGCTGCCCAAATGGAGCGAAAACACGGGTGGAAATGGCACAAAGCACCGCAGACAATCGTCTGGATGGGTGGTGGTTGGGCCGTTTGGAGCGATTGGATCCGCGCCGAACGCATCCGATGCAAGCCGGACCCAGTGCTGCGAGCGTGCCTGGCGTCGGCTCGGCTCTATGTCGGACTCACTGGACTGGCCATGCCGGTGAAGCAGAAGAGCACGAGCAACATCGATGCGCTCACCGCGCAGGTCATGGCGGCGCGTGTGCTGAACGATCTGCAGATCATGGGAGGATCGATGTACGAGACTCAGCCGGGCTTCTGATTACTGCGCGTACGTACGCCGCATACACAATCTGAAATAGTGTCTACACACCGTTGACGCGGTGTATGTAGGCGCTATTGCATTCGTGAAATGTCATGGTGTAGTACGGGAATGGGATCATGGTTGGGTAAATTCTTCCGCCGCCCGATCGCGCAAACGATCATCAGCTACACACCGCTGACGTTTACGACGGTATCCGCTGATCTACTCGGCGTCCCCGCCATCGTGCGTGCCGTGAATCTGATCAGCACCGATTCAGCGCGGTTGGATCTCACTGTAACGCGCCGCGACGGGTCCGTAGTTGAGGACTCGCCCGCGGTCGATCTGCTCTACGGGAACACCGCTTCCTTCCTGAGTGGATACGAAATGCGTAAGTGGCTGGCGACGTCGGCTCTCTACTTCGGCAATGGCTACCTGCTCATCCGGCGCGATCTCCGCACCGGCGATCCGGTGGCTTTGGATCCGGTTGACCCGTCTGCCGTCAGCGTTGAGATTAAGGGGTCAGAAGCCCGTTACATCGTCAACAATTCGGTGGTGGATGACTCAAGTCTGATCCATGTGCGGGCCTCGACGGACCCGCGCAGCCCATGGCTCGGGGTGTCTCCGATTGATCAGTGCTCTCGCGTGCTTGGGACTCAAGCCATTCTGGACCAAGCGATTGAGGAACTGGCCAAATCCGGCTTTGTCGGAAAGCTCGCGATCGAGCACCCCGGGCCCCTGACTGCTACGGCGCGCGATTCGATGCGTACTAAGTGGGCAGAGCAACACAGCGGCGCAGACAAACTTGGCTTCCCGGCGTTCTTCGGCGAAGGCATGAAGGCATCGCAGATGGCTGCGGACGCTGCCGCTCGTTTGATGGACGCCAAGAAGATGGGCGTTGAAGAGGTGGCGCGTGCATTCGGCGTGCCTCCGCAACTGCTCTATCAGGGCGAGGGGCGCTCACAACCTGAGATCGCACAGGCCTACGTGACGCATTGCTTGGCTCCGTTCTGCGCCGGCATCGATGCGGAACTATCGCGCAAGCTGCTCCCACCAGGTGAGCGCATCAAAACTGATCTTGTTCCTATCACGCAAGGCGACTTCCGCACAGCCGGCAAGGCGTACGCGGCGCTGGTGCAAGTCGGCGTCCTGGCACCGAACGACGCACGCGTGCGGCTCGGTTTGCCACGTATCGCAGGCCTTGACGATCCGGCGCCGGTGATCTCCGGCATCACACCCGCTGCGAATCTCGCAGACGCAGACGAAGGGGACCCACCATATGAGTGATTTAGAAACACGCCAGGCATCCATCGGTGCTGTTGAAGGCAAGACCATCACCGGCTACGCCGCTCTTTACAACTCATGGAGCAAGCCGCTCATGGGTGCGAAGGGCACATTCACCGAGCGCATCGCGCCTGGTGCGTTTGACGCATCGATCGCAGCCGGTGCGTCGCTGTGGTTTATGCACGATTCAAAGCAGATTCTCGCCAACACCAAGAGCGGAACACTCACCCTGGAGTCGGACGCGCAAGGTCTCAAATACACGGCCACGCTCGGCAGTTCAGAGCGCGATTCGCTGGTGTTGGATTTGGTCAGCCGCGGAGTGGTTTCCGAAATGTCCTTCGGGTTTTCCGTTCCACCTGGTGGGGATTCGTGGGCCGGTGAGAAGCGCACACTCAATTCAGTCAATCTCAGAGAGATTTCAATCGTCGAGCAGGGTGCATACAACGCCACCACTGCTCAAGTCCGCTCACAAGAAACGCCAGTCATCACAAAGGTAATCAAGCCAATGAACATCCGCACCATGAATGCAAAGCTCGCAGAACTGCGCGCGCAGAACGTCGAAGGCACTGAAGCAGAAACCCGCGCCGAGATCGTCGCACAGATCGAGGAGATCACCGAGGCCCGCAACGCCGCGATGGCTGCCGCTGATGGCATCCGCGAGGCTGCGACCCCGATCCAGCGCACGATGGATCGCCGCGACGCTGGCGAAGAGTGGCGCGCATCGCCCGAGTACCGCGACCAGTGGCTGAGCTACCTGCGCGGCGGCCGTATGCCGGAACAGCGTGCAGCGATGACCACCGCGAACCCTGCGACCAACTCGGTCCTCATCCCAAAGCTGTATACCGACGCTATGGCGCACTACGCCCAGGTGTCAACTGTTGCTCGCCAGCTGGTGGACTACAAGTCCGGCGTGCAGGGCTACCAAACGCTGCGCTACAACACGCTGTTCAGCACTGACGCGATTGCAAATGCGTGGACCGTTTCCGACGTCGGCACACAAGCAAGCACCGAAATCAATCCGGTCTTCGCGGAAGTTCCACTGGCTCCGGCAGCGTGCTTGCCGTTCACCACGGTGTCGAAGCAGCTGCTCTTGCAGAGCAACTTTGATCTGGAAGCCGAAGTGGTCGACAACTTGAATCGGCAGTTCGTTCGCAATGCGGAATGGGGCCTCATCGCTGGTGGTGGTTCAACCGGTACGAACGGTTCCACGCTCAATCAGCCTACTGGCCTCTTCACAGTGCAGACTGGTTGCACGATCGCGACTGCAACAAGCACCGGCACAACTCGCGCACTTGCTTTAACAGCAGCGTGCACAGTGCCGAATCTCACCGCGATGCGTTACACCAGCCTCCCTGCGAGTTACTGGGGCACCGCGTCCTGGCTCATGAGTCAGGATGTGTACGCAAAGATCGCTAACTTGACGATCAATGGCGTGCCCGTGTTTATCCCATCAGCCGATGCGGTAGGCCAAGCTGGTGCAGGATTCACGCTCATGGGCCTTCCGGTCTATGTCACCGAATTCCTGCCGACGCACGTCAGCACCGCAACCACTGGCAAGAACACGATCATCAGCCTAGGCAATCACAACGAGGGCTACAGTGCCCGGGAGTGGGCAGGCGCCACGATCATGAGGGATGATCTGAGCCTGGCAGCAGCTGCCCAGGTGAAGTTCCAGGGCACCATGTTCATGAACGGCAACTTCACTCGCGCGAAGGCCATCGTGCAGATGCAAGTCACTAACGGCTAATCATCCTCTCAGCAGCGGCGGGGCGGGGCTTCGGCCCTTCCCCCGCCGCCGTGGAGCACATCATGCCTGGCACTCCCACCAATTTAGATGACGTCAGGCAATGGCTAAAAAAGGGTCATCAGGAAGATGATCCGGCTATCGCCGCTTCCTTGCGCGCGGCTGTCTCCATGTGGGAGGCTGCGACCAACCGTGGCGTGGCGGTGATGTCGGAGGAAGAGTGGATGGCTATCCGGCTGCAAGTCGGTGGCCTTGAACCGTGGCGCGGCGATGACGCCGTGACCCCCGAGCCGCACCCGTTCATCCAAACCATACGGCGGATGCACTCAGACCAATCGATCGGATGATTTATGGCCGGATGTGGATTCTGGCGCGAAGTCTTGACGGTGCAAACGTCTACACAGACGGTTGACGCATTTGGCCAAGCACAATTAGCCTGGCTAAATGTCGGCACGGTTCGCGGCATGGTCACAAGTTCACAGAGCGAGGTCATGGATGATCGCGGCTCGGCGATACGGACGAACTTGGATATCGAGACTGCCTGGAGTCCGATCATCAACACGCGTAGCCGGCTGGTCCTCAACGGAACCGCGTACAACGTGTTGAGCCTGGTGGACCCGGACAGTGGGCGTAAGAAACGCTTGCGCGTGACTGCTGCGGAGGTGACGCCGTGAGATTCCACGATCGATACATGGGCCCAGCGGGTAGGGGTAGCGGCGGGTCTGTAGGCACGTCTGGTGCTGTCCGCATCACCATCGATACCAAGGAAGTGACGCAGACACTAGCGCGACTTTCGCCAGCGCTCAACGAAGCCGTCCGGAAGAAGGCAATCCGCAAGGGCTTCAAGCCCTTCGTGGCAAACCTGAGAGCCGTCCTGCTGAATGCGCCTTACATCCGCAGCGGGAAGAAGGTCCACCGCAAGGCGATTGCCTCCGCTACTCGCGTCAGTTCGCCCAAGCGAATGGGCCCTGCCGGCGCACCAATCCGCGCCGAGCTCGGGGTGCAACTTGGCAAGAAGGGCGGCGCACGCGCACGCGGCCGGCAGTTTGTGTTCCCCTGGACAGAGAACGGATTTGTGCACAAGCACTCCGGACGCATGATCCCCGGCAACCACTACGGCGAGATGTGGGGCAAGGCAAACGTAGCCAAGATCATGCAAGCGATCAGTTCCGAGATTCTGATTGAGGCTCGCAAGATCCTCGGAATGGGGAATACGAGTGTCCCTAAATAACATCCAAAAGGCTATTCGAGTTGAGTTACAACTGAAAGCAGATGCGTTCTGTGGTGTTCGCCAAGCGGGCGCTGCAACACCGTGTTACGTCTACGAAATCACCAGCGCTGCAGTTGATGTAGTTACTTCCGGCATCCCAACCTTGTGCCATTGGACAATCACAGTACAGGTTCAAGCCATAGCGGATACGGTCGATGATTGCCTCAATCTGGTAGACGATGTGCGGACTTCGTTTGCAGCACCAATTACGAACGTGGGATACGACTGTGTGTTAGTCCTGTCCGCGTTCAGCGTGACCATGAGCACCGAATCAATAGATGACGGCAAGACCGATGCGGAGCGCATCGGGACTATTCAACTCGAACTACTTGTACAGGAGACAACCTAATGGCAATCACACCAGGCTACGGCGGAGCGCTTACGCTCAACTTTCAATCATCTTCGGCCGCTACATACTTTGCAAAGAATGTCACGTTTAGCCATTCCCGCTCATCCCTGGACTCGACAAGCCTTGCCGACTTCGCAGAGAAGCGAATGCCCGGACGCATCCAACGCAGCGTCACATTTGACTGCATGGCAGACAGCACTTTAGACGTAGCGATCCGAGCGCATATGAATCCAGCTTCGATAGCAGACGCTCAAAACAGGAGCGTGGCATTTAGTTACACGGACAAGGGTTCAGTGGCCTACGTACTAACTGGGCACATCACTAGCGCAACACGCACAGATGACGGCTCCGGCCCTGGCATGTGGTCAATCAGCGTTGAGGAGGCTTAATGCCGTTCGATCTCTCTTCAATCTCACCGAAGCCGCGGCGCGTCGATGTGCCTGGTGTCGGCGTCATCATGGTGCGTGAACCCACGATGGCGGACTACACCCGCGCAGCCGCTGATCCGTACTGGTGGGCGGCTTGTCTGTCCTGCATCGATGGGACGCCGTTCGTGCACAACCACGGCGAGATGGCAAACGTCCGGGCGGACATCTGCTCGGCGCTGCTTGAGGAGATCAACCGAGAACGTTTTACGACGCCGCCGAACGGCGGCTCTGGAGAATCGCAGACGCCGAGCAACGCATGAACATGAGCGGACTCATCGCCAAATCAGAACTCACCACCCTTGAGCGGTGCGAGTGGCTGCTTACGGCCTTGGTGTGCAACGCTGTCGGGCAAAAGCCGCAACGCTGCATCCCTTGGTTGAAGAAGGAAACCTATGGCAGATAAGAGCATGAAGGCTGTCATTCGCGCTGAAGTTGATCCGTCCGGCGTCATCAAGGGCGTGGCGGCAACCAATCGCGAGTTGGCTAAGTTGAACAGCAAGACCAGCGCTATTGCTGTCGGTGCGTCGTTCAATATGGCGCAGATGGGCTTTCAAATGCTGATGGGTGCATTCCGGATCATGGATCGGCGCATGACTGATTTGGCAGCAATGTCTACGCGCTTCTCTCCTGAAGCGCAACGAGGCATCATGCAAACCAAGATGCTTGAATTGCGACGCGAGGAATTCATGGCAAACACGTTTGGTATCGACGTAGCCGGTGCGGAACGCGCCAAACGTGGTGGAATTCAACGACGTGCGGAGACAGACGTTGCAGACGGAGCTGGACAAATCGCGTTCTTTGAAAGCCTAAAGCAAGATGCAATGTCTTTGTACAACGATTCGATGGCATTCGCAGCAGAGATGATGAAGTCGCCTGAAAACCTTATAGATCCTGTTTCAAACAAATCGCGCTTCAAAAAGTTGCAAGGGTATATGCCGTTTCTTAATTCGGACATTCTCGATCAAGGCGGCAGAGTCGATGTCGGCAAACTTGGCACGATGGGCCAAGAGATGACGGCCGGTATGAGCGACAACAAAAACCGCGACGTACAAGTGAAGAACGCAATCATTGACGCAGAAAACTTGCGACTCATGCGCGAACAGAATCGGATTTTGAAAGGTGGCTCGTAATGTCATTCACACTTGTAGAACGTGCAAATAGCCGCAGTTACTCCCTGACACAGACACCAGGTGAATCTTCAATCACCGTGCAGTATCTGATGACATGGAGCAGTGCGAGCACTCAGCCAACGGAAGCACAGATCCTTGTAGCAGCAGGCACGCCACCTAGCCGACTAAATTCAGGCGTCTACAGCGGCAATTCTTACCTCAAGACAATGGTTATCCGTGAGGTTTCCATTGAGCCGGTACGGGAACGGCAGAACGCTTGGATCGTCACGCATCGAGCGAGCACCCGCAACGGGACAATGCTTGACAACGGCGGCTCGTATTGCACGTGCACACGCGCGACCGTTGTGCGATCTACGGCCATGTACCGCAGCGCTCCCACGTTTCCAACGAATGGAAGCGTAGTTTTTTCAGCGGCTGTTGACATTGCCGGCGATAAGGTCGACACCAACGGCAAACCAAAGGTGTACGACGTACCTCAGCAACTCGTGACCATTGAAACGCAGTACGACAGGACGCTTCCGCAAGGGACTCCAGCTGCTGAGCCAGATTGGGCTACCTACACCTCGTACGTCGGCAACCGCAATAGCGCTGCGTTCCTTGGCTTTCCAATTGGCACTCTGCTTTACCAAGGCTTTCAGACTGCACCGGAAGACAACTACTACCGGATGAGCCACACATTTCTGTACGACGCCTGGTTTCACCTCGAGCAGATTCCGGCGCCAAACCCCACCGGCGAACCGATCTTGACTGCTGGCATTACCATCGGCACCGTTCCAATCTTGCAAGTCGACAAGGTGGTTTTCCTGCAACGCTACAACACGCTATCGGCGTTCTCCGGCATCTTGTCGGCCTTGGATCTTGCCGCGTTGACTAACCCCAAGCCACTAGCAATCGCATAATGGCTTTCCAGAACCCCATCTTCAACGGGAACTTGTATGGCGGCCTGACCAGGTTCGCTATGAACGGGTTCGCGCAGACTCAACGGGTTGCAACGGCTAACGCGGCCGGTATCAAGTTTGCGCAAATGGAGGCGTTTGCAAAGGCGCCTACCAAGTCTGTCCTGGTGACCATCAACACTGCAACGCTTTACGCAGCAAACCGATGGACGTATGCCGTGAAGATATGGTTCCCAACTCCAATCGGCGGTGGTGGCATTACGGTGCCGACAAACGATTTGAGTGGAACCTATGCCGCTGCCGTCAACCTGCGTGAGTGGCACAACACTTCCACAATCGTCGATGGGATGAACATCTCAACCGCGCCAGCGGCCACGATTGGGCCGGTCGGATCCACTTACAACACTAACACGGCTTCATGGCCTACAACGGAACTATCGGCAAAGGTCGAGCTCCACGTCTGCCACGATAGTTCGGGCGCCGTCTTTGCCTACTTTGACCGACCAAACCCACTGAGGTGCACCTGATGGCTAATCTCACGCTCGTCACTCCCATTCCGCCGCAGACCGTTGTACCCGGCGAAGTCTTCGCCGTCTCGATGCACGTCCACGATGACGGCGCCAACTTCCACTGGACGACCGCAGGATTTACGCCCAAGGGCTACATCACCGTGGGTACGGTCAAACTCGAAGGTTCCGGCTCAGTTGTCAACGCTGGCGGCGGCACTGCCACGGTTGCGTGGACTGCCGCGGCTGTGACGGGCACTACTGCGCTACCCGCTAACTCGTGGGGCACCATCGTGCTATACGCAGACCCGACATCCGGCAGCGAGAACCGACACATCGCAACCATCTTCGCACGCATTACAGCAGAAAGCATTCCATAAATGTTTACCTCCATGCTCCGCAAATCCGTCCTATCCGCAGTTGCAACTGGGCCAAACATCTACGGATCTACAAGGGCCGCACAGATGCTGCTCGATGCCGCAAATGGTGTTGATTCACTTGACGTAATCACCATCGGCGATAGCAACGCGATGTACGCCGGTGCAAACGGTTACCACATGGGATGGCAACGGGCGTTGCAGTTTGGTCTGCGGATCAAGCCATACGGAACGTCCCTATTTGGTGGCGGCATGTTCAACGCCGGCGCGACAAGCACGGCGCAGGGAACGCAAGTAAACCAAGCAGGAATAGGAACGAATGCTGGTACAAGTGCTGTCACAACAGTAGCAGTAGGGAATAGCCCAAGCCCTTGCAAGATGATGGCACAAAATACAGATACAGAAATTGTCGGACTGCGTAATTATCTTGGAATGTCAATATCAGATTTAACTAACTCAACAACTAATTCTCTTTTGTCTGCAAACGGATTTGGAGTCAATCCAGTTGTTGTAGAGACTGGAACGCGATTTACTACCACTTATGACAACAATGTCCACGTCAGTAATCAAACGGTAGCAAGTTACACAAGTTTTGGATTTGAATCGGTATTCGGTACGGACGGAAACGGAGCCGGGGCAACGCTTACTTATCGTTTGGTGTATGGAACATTCCCTACCGCTGGGAGTTTTCGTCCGGTGTGGTATTGGTTGCCAGGTGGCGGAGTTGCAAAGCGTGAGACTAGTGATACACCTACTAGCGGTGGTTACGGTTACGCAACTCAATCCTATACCTACGCGCCAACATTTAATGATTCAAGCCAGCGAGGCTTGCGCGTTAGTTGGGATGGATACAACTCCGCAACTACAGCCCACCAAGCCCTTGGCCCATTTGCGGCATTGTGGCATTCCGTCATCAATACAGCCATCCGTGGATACTCAGTTTCAAACCTTGTTTATTACGGCGGGTTGACCACTACACAGATTGCAAACAAGATCACTGGTGCAGACAAATTGCTCGACGCATTTCTTAAGGAAATTCGAGAGCGCCAAGTTGCTTGCGGCGGCTCCGGGAACACCATTGTCTTCTTAAATGCTGGCGTAAACATTAGCGGCACTTGGACTGCTGACGCGCAAACCATTGTTACAAGAATGAAGGCACGATGGGTGGCGTCTGGTGGAAGCGCGGACACGATTGCTTTTGTCTTTACCGTGACACACCCAAAAACTTTGGGTTCGTGGGCCACGGGTCGTGCGGCAGTGTCCACCGCAGCAAATGCGTGGGGCCAGTCTGCCGGTGACAACGTATGCGTTGTCGATATCGGTGCAATGATTGATGGGCCAACGCTGTTGAAGTACCAACTCTACGGCGACGGCACTACCGACGGCGGGCAATCGCACCTAGCCACTATCGCGATTCCTCCTGCGGGTTCTGGAACGATGGCGGACGATGGATACCAAATCGTCACTAGCCGAATTGTCTCCGCATTGCTGGCTCTCTGATGCTGTACCTCGCCGTCATCGTCCTGCTGCTCACCGGCTGTGCATCGAGCACGGCGGCGATCTCGCAAAGTGCCAACACTTCGCGAGAGGCGGCGACGTCGGCACGCTCTTACCTGGCGAAAGCGAACGCGGAGCTCGAGCGCATCGAGGCGCTGGCCGCTGAGATTTCGGCACGGATCCCCTACGTCTCTGATGATGTTCCTGCTATTTACTCGACGTTCCAGTATGTATCGATTGCAGTGGTGGCCGCTGTAATCGGAGCACTGATCTACACCTACATACCACGAGGCCGCTGATGCTTACGACTGCCCAATATACGACCTGGCTCTTAGGACTTGTAATTCTCACCTTCGCTGCCGGGTGCAGCGTTGGCTCAACCTTCCGCAGAACCCGAACTCCCACAAAGGCATCAAATGCTAAATCTCGCAACGCTTGACGGTGTACTTTCCAGTCTATTCTTCAGCATAACGCTAGGTTTGATCGGGACCCTGGCCGGCTACTTCTGGTGCAGGAGTAAGGGCAGCAAATGAGTCGACGGCGGTCA